TAAAACAAAATATCAATACACCAAAAAATTATACGAATTATTTAAAGAACAATACAAAAGTAAAGCAAAACAAAATTATATTGAATGTTATAATTTGTTAAAATTAAGAACACAATAAAAAAAAAATAATGGATAAAAAACATCACGCATTCGAAAATCAAATTTTTCATCATTACAGAGAACAAGCAAAACAAATTAACGATGCAATTGAATTATTAAAAGAATTTAATTATACGATAGTTGATCTTGAAGGTAATATTATAAGAAAATAATGAAAATTAATTTAACACATAATATTATAAATGACGAATACACAGAATACGTTTATGAAGCATTTGATATACAAAACACACAACAAAGCAATGTTATTATTGATGCTAATTTAGAGCAGCTCCCAAATGATTGGAAAATTGGTGTTATTTACGGAGGATCAGGAACAGGCAAAACAACCATATTAAAAAATTATTTTAAAAAAGAAATGGATACATATAAATTTGATTATCAAAAATCATTGATATCTAATTTTGATTGGTTGGACCCAAAACAAGCTACATTTTTATTGTCAGCTATGGGATTAAGTTCTGTGCCAACTTGGTTACGACCATTTCACACATTATCAAACGGAGAACAATATCGTGCTTCGTTAGCATATATGGTTGGTAAAGCAAAACAAAATGAAGTTATTTTAATTGACGAATACACATCAGTCGTTGATCGAGATGTAGCCAAAGCAATGAGCAACGCATTACAAAAATACATTAGACGTAACAATAAAAAAATAGTATTAGCATCTTGTCATTTTGATATTATGGAATGGTTACAACCAGATTGGACATATTCACCATTAAAAGGGCGTCTTGAAATAGCGTCAAGTCTTCGGCAAAGACCAGAAATTAAATTACAGATATTTCGATCAAGATATGATACTTGGAAAATCTTCAAACACCATCATTATTTAACACAAGATTTAAACAAAGCTGCTAAATGTTATGTTATATTATTTAACGATAAACCAGTAAGTTTTATGGCTATATTACCTTTTCCACACGGAAACATAATTAATGGTTATCGAATTTCACGTGTTGTTGTATTACCTGATTTTCAAGGATTAGGTATTGGTTTTCAAGTAATAAATTATTTTGGTGGTATATATAAAAAAGATAACAAAACATTATATATAAAAACATCAAATCCAGCATTATTTGGAGCTATGAAAAAAAACAATCATTTATGGAAATTAACAAATCAAATAACTAAAGATCAATTAAACAGCGAATTTATGGAAAGACAACAAACATCAGACAAAGGCGGAATGTTAAAATTACGCAATGCAATTACTAAATCTTATAAATACATTGGTGAACCAATAAACGATAATACAGATGTCATTACGTTTAATGCTGATGCGTGGAAAGATGTAGCACAAAATCAATTAAATATTTTTGATTGTGGAGCATAATTTAGACATACAACATAATTATTTTTTAGATGTTAAATCAGGAATCAAAACATTTGAAATAAGAAGAACAAATCGAAATTATAATATTGGCGACAAATTAATATTAAAATCATTACAAACGAATAAGACAATAATAAAACAAATTAAATATATATGTGATTTATCTATTTACGATATAAAACATATAATAATTCTAGGAATATGAAACAATACAATTTATTTTTTAACGGAACAATTTCAAATCATTTTAACGGACATTTAAATTTATATTTAGGAGATCAAGATTTTGTGTTTGCAAATGAATCAACACACATAATAGCAGAAATAAAAACAATTTCAAAAGATTATACATTTACAGGAAAAAAAGTTTCTTTTAATCAAGCAAAACAATACGCATCATTAAACAATGTAAAAGATAATTATGGAAGAATAATAAAAACATTTTTGTTTGAATATCATAAATACGTAGATAAACCTTATATTGTAATCGTACCATTTAAAACACCAACGTTAAAAGAAATTGATCAAAAGGAATTTTTAAATTACAAAGAAGCTAAAATGTTGTATATTGGTAAACAATTCAACGAATGGTTTGATGGAACATTAACACGATATGTAAAACCAAAAAAACAATTATTGTGCATTTAAAAAAACAATTCGATAGTTTAAAAAATCGACAAGAACGAAGATTGTTTGCATTAAAACATATAACAAATACAAATCATAAAGAATTATTGTGTTATGAAAAAATATCGGATTTTACAATTAAATTATTATTTTACAAATCAATAGGAGAAAAATACAAATACAAACGAACATATAAAGCGAAACATAATAAAGAAAGAGAATTTTAAAAAAACAAAATATGAATTTAAAACCATTAGAAATAGCAAATAAAATAATTGAATTATCAGGAATTAATATATTTGAAAACACACGTAAACGAGAATACGTAGAAATGCGAGCTTTACTATGTTATTTATTACGTGAAAAATTAGCAATGAGATGGACAAACATTAGTTTGTTTTTTAGAGCGCAAGGTAAACGTATGGATCACGCAACTGCTATATATGCTGTAGAATTATATGATGTATATAAAACAACAAATAAAAAGTTAGAAGAAATAGAAAAAATGTTTACGTTTAAAACAGATTTAAATATAGACGAAATAAATCAAATACAATATTTACAAAACAAATGTAAAAAATTAGAAACACAATTATTTGAATTAAAAGGATCATCTGAATTAATTACATTAATAAGTAAAATACCAAAACAACACGAAGACGAAGCAATACAAAAATTAGATTTATTAATAAAAGGTTGGGAATGGAAAAACAAAACATATGTACAATAAAAAATTAAAAAAACGTGCTTTATTAGTAATACAACATTTAATATGGAAACAAGAACGTAAATTAAATGTAATAGAAAATCAATTAGATAAACGTAAAGCAATTGAATCGAAATTAGTTGAAAAAACAATTAAAAAACATATACATAAATTAAACACATTAGAATTAATAAAACATTGTGTTGATGTTTACGAATTTCCAAAAAAAGATATAATATCAGGAACTGAATAAATTAAATAAATAATTTCGTTATATAACAAAGATTGATTAAACAATAATATTTCAATTATGGATAAACGCAAAAATAATGGTGGAGTAAGACAAGGAGCTGGCAGACCTAAAAAAGCAGATGAATTAAAATTAATAGAAAAATTAGATCAATTAATCGATAATGACGAGGTAATTAAAACATTAGGTAAACAAGTTTTAAATGGTGATAGTCGAGCAATGAGTTTATATTTTGGTTATCGTTACGGCAAACCAAAAGAATCGGTTGACATATCTTCATCCGATGGATTTAATATTAATTTTAAAGACTTAATTAAATTTAAGTGATTGAAATAAATAAAAAGTATTCGCCAATAGCAGAATCAAATGGCAGATATTTTATTGTTACAGGTGGTCGAGGATCAGGTAAATCGTTTTCAGTTAATTTATTATTAGTATTATTAACGTATGAATCTGGACACACTATATTATTTACTCGTTACACTTTATCTTCTACTTATATTTCTATTATACCTGAGTTCATTGAAAAATTAGAATTATTAAACATATTTAATGATTTTTACATAACAAAAGATGAAATAAGAAATAAACGATCAGGCAGTAAAATAATATTTAAAGGTATTAAAACCTCGTCAGGAGATCAAACAGCTAATTTAAAATCATTACAGGGTGTTACTACATTCGTTTTAGACGAAGCAGAAGAATTAACTAATGAAGATACATTTGACAAAATAGATCTATCGGTTAGACAACAATTCAAACACAATCGAGTTATATTGATTTTAAATCCAACAACAAAAGAGCATTGGATATATAAACGATTTTACGAAGACAAAGGAATACAAGAAGGAACAAACGACACAAAAGACAACATCACATATATACATACAACGTATTTAGATAATATAAACAATTTATCGAAAAGTTATATTAATCAAATAAACACAATTAAACAACGTAGACCAGAAAAATATAAACATCAAATACTTGGTGGTTGGTTAAACAAAGCAGAAGGAGTTATTTTTACACGATGGAAAATAGGTAAATTTAAAAAAACAAGTGTTAGTGTGTTTGGACAGGATTACGGTTTCGCTTCAGACGAAAATACATTGTGTGAAACAAACATAGATGTTACAAACAAAACAATATATTTAAAAGAATGTTTTTATATCAAAGGTTTAACAACAACCGAAATAGCACGTTTAAATTTACAACACGCAAAAGAAAATTTAATTATTGGTGATAGTGCTGAAAAACGTTTGATATATGAATTAAAACAAAAAGGTTGTAACATAGTCGAATCAATCAAAGGTCAAGGATCAATTACATATGGCATTGCATTATTACAAGACTATGATTTAATAGTTGACGAACAAAGTATTAATTTGATCAAAGAATTAAATAATTACAGCTGGTTAGAAAAAAAATCAAACACACCAATCGACAAACACAACCATTTATTAGATGCAATACGCTATGCTGTATCGTATCAATTACAAAATCCTAATCGAGGAAAGTACTACATCAATTAAAAAGTTATTAAATATTTTGTTAATTAAATAAATTGTTTTATATTTGTAATGTAATTGCAATGAAGCAGTTATATAAACAAAACAAAATGAAAAATTTAAACAACACCTTTAACAGCAGAAAAAAAACAAACTTATTTATAGTGTTAGATGACGTAACCCTTAACACTATGAAAGGTAAAAACAATAAGACTGCAAAATTTGCTACACACGATGCGGCTAATTGGGCAGCAGCAGGAAAGTTAAATTTATGGACAGTTGTACAAGTAGCTTTTGTAGATAAATTTATTCAACACACAATTTAATATAAAAACAAAACAAAATGAACAAATTAAAATTTACTGAATTAGAAAAAGAAGTAATTAGAGGTTGGGTTGCTCTTATAACCACAAACAGTTTTCAAAAACCTTTTGATCCAAAAACTTGGGAGAATGAAATGCATTCTGCTATGAGTTATTGGGCTGTAGAAGCTTATGAATTAGCTGAAGCAACAGAAATTCCAATAAAAAAATTAAGAGGTGTTTTAAGTAGTTTAGTTAAAAAGAAAGTTTTTTATGAAGATGAAATTCAAGGAGATACTTGGACATCACCAAACAAACCTGCTTTTTTTGCTAATAGTTATTTTTGTGCTGATAATTATTTAGGAGATCAACAAACAGATGCTAACATAGATAAAATTAACGATGCAATTAAATAATAACAATGGGAGTTTAACAGCTCCCATTTTAAAACAATAAAACAATGAAACAATTATTTCAAACACAAAACAGACAAGGTACATTAGTACAAATTAATATTTTTGAATCAGGTATTAAAGACAAATTATGGAAGTGGTTAGAAAACGAACACAATGAAATTTTTTGGGATATTGAAATGCACGAAGGAGGATCAATCATAATACAACGTGATGTTAGAAAATTAAATTCATCAATTACATTTATGGGAGATAACGGAATATTTGAGTTAGAACAAGTTGCTGCTGAAACAATTTAAAAATTAATGATATGAATAAAAATAAAAAATTTTACAAACACAAATTATTTGAACACACAGACGATCAAGATATAACTTGGTACGAAGTTGTATGGTTTGAAAATTATGGCACAAAAGATCAAGAAATGAAATTTAAAAGTTTTGATCATAAACAACAAGCTGAAACGTTTATTAATTTAAAAATGGGTATTGGATTATTATAACAAATAAGTTATTAAATATTTTGTTAATTAAAATATTAATGTTATATTTGAATATAATTACAACGAAGTAATTATTAAAAACAAAACAAAAAATGAAAAATTTATTATTAAATGTAAACTCAAAAGATTTAAAGTCAATGTCAAGCAGACAACTTGGAAGATTAAGGTATCAATTAAATGATATGAAAGAATTAGTTTCTAAAGAATTAGAAAAACAAAGTAAAGAAGATAATTTATTAGTAAACTAAAATAATAACAATGGGAGGGTAAAACCTCCCTTTTTAAAATTCAACAAATGACAACAAAACAAATTACAGACAAATCAAATGCTCAATTAATTGGCATTGCACTAGGAACGTTATCGTGTTTAAATTCATATGCAAATTTATGTCCATTACACAAACAATGGTTACAAGAATTAACAAACGTAGTAAAACAATTAGACAAAAACATATTATGAAAAACGTAAACAAACATACACGAGCTGGTAAAAACGGAAAAACAATATATTGTCCTGAATGTAATGCACCAAATAAAGTATATCATTTTAATTGGAGTGCTATCACGTGTGGAGGTTGTACACAAATGATCGATAAATATTATTTTAGTTTACACCCAAGACAATACAGATCAAATCAAGGTCGTAGTCCAGTAAGAACAGAACAAAATTATAAAACAATTGCTGTGTTACTTATCATAGCTTGGACTGCAAGTATAATATCTTTAACAATGAAATTAGTATGAAAAATTATTACGAAGTAAACGGACAACGCAGATACTATATTGCAAAACGAATTGACAAAAAACAAAACAAAGAAAATATGTTTAAAGTCGTAGCATATTGTTTCATTGGTTGGTTTATATTTTATTTATCTGTATTTTTATTTTTACATTTGTTAGAAACAATTGTATGAACGCAGTAGAAAATATACATAACATTGAATTTTTAGCTAATCAAATGTTTGTGTTAGAAAAATTAAAACAATGGCAAAAAGCTAAACCAGACAATCAAGATTTAAAACAATTAATTAATAAATATTTAGAAATAACGTTTTACGTAATACGATTAGAACAAGACGCAGTTGCTAAAAATATGTTAATCAGTAAATACAGACACGAAAAAAATATATTAAAATTAAAATTAAGAGAATTAAAAAATGAGTGAAGCACGATATTATATTGATCGATTATTAGATCCAGCTGAACAACCACAATACGAATGTAATGTGTGCGGTAGACCATTACACGAAAATAAAGAATATTGCAGTGACAATTGTTGGCAAGCGGATATGTTATAAAAATAGTTTGTTTTGTTTTAGTGAGAAAAGGGTGTTAGAAATAGCACCTTTTTTTTTGTAATAAATTCTTTGTTTATTTACGTTATATAAACAGGATCCTTTAAAACATATATGGAATTTAATATAAACATACCAACCAGCTTAAAAGACATAACGTTAAAACAATATAAAAAGTTTTTAAAAATACAAGACGGCATAGAAAACACTACGTTTT